AGGCTGGGTAGAGGCAACAAGGCTACTTCTTAACTCATACTGAAGTCCAAACCAAAACATCCAGGAGCTGGACTACTCTCTTATTAGACCATTGGGTGCACCAATCAAGGGCTTTGGAGGAACTGCTTCTGGACCAGCACCACTAAAGCAGCTTCACGAACAAATTAGTAAAGTGATTGGCGGACGTGCTGGAGAAACTCTAGACTCTCGTGCAATCGTAGACATTATTAATCTTATTGGAACTTGTGTTGTTTCTGGAAACGTTCGTCGTTCTGCCACACTAGCCTTGGGAGTAGAGGGAGATGATGACTTCTTAAACTTAAAGAATGCAGAAGCTTTTCCAGAGCGTAATAGCTACGATCCAAACAATCCAGGCTGGGCATGGATGAGCAACAACTCTATCTCTGCTACCGTTGGCATGGATTACTCAAAGTATGTAGATCGTATTGTAGATAATGGAGAGCCAGGATTTATTTGGTTGGATGTTGCTCGTAACTACGGACGTTTGGCTGACCAGCCAGACGGTGCAGACTACCGTGTAGTAGGCTTTAATCCGTGTGCAGAACAGCCACTAGAGTCCTACGAGCTCTGCACCCTAGTTGAAGTACATTTAAACCGTCACGAGTCCAAGGAGGACTTCCTACGGACTCTGAAGTTTGCCTATCTATATGGTAAGACTGTAACCCTTCTTCCAACTCACTGGCAACAGACTAACGGTATTATGCAAAGAAACCGTAGAATTGGAACATCCCTAACTGGTATCGCATCCTTTGCTGATGAGAATGGTCTTCCAACTGTTCGCAACTGGATGGATGAGGGATACAATAAGATTCGTTTCTATGACAAGAAGTATTCTGAATGGCTATGTGTTCGTGAATCAATTCGTGTGACTACCGTAAAGCCATCTGGATCAGTATCATTGCTGTCAGGTGCAACACCTGGAGTTCACTGGGGACCAGGTGGAGCCTTCTACCTACGTGCCATTCGTTTTGGAAACACAGACCCAATGCTACACCTATTTAAGGCAGCTGGATACAAGTGTGAAGATGATCTGGTATCAGCAAATACTACAGTTGTATACTTCCCAATTAAGTCTGGGCAGAAACGTAGCGAGAAGCAGGTCTCTTTGTTTGAAAAGATGTCTCTTGCTGCAACTGCCCAAGAGTATTGGTCAGATAACGGGGTATCAGTAACCCTATCCTTCGACAAAGAAACAGAAAGACAGCACGTAGCATCTGTTCTTAATATGTATGAGGGTAAGCTAAAGGCTGTATCATTCTTGCCAATGGGAAACAAGGTGTATCCACAGCAACCATACACAGAGATTACAGAAGAAGAGTATGACTACTTTATTGGTCGCATTGCCAAGATTGACTTCTCTGCCATTTATGACGGGGTAGATAATCTAGAAGCACTTGGAGAATCATACTGTACAACAGACTACTGTGAGATCAAGATTCCAGACAAGAGGGCAAAGTAATGAAACAACTATTACACTTTACTGCAACATGGTGTCAACCTTGCAAACAGATGGAGGTCCCGATTGCAATGCTTATGTCTTCAAATCTAGATATTAATTATAATAAAATTGATGTGAGCGATGATTTTGACGAAGCTGTTGAATATGGAGTTAGAGGCGTTCCAACTTTTATTGCAATAAAAGACGGAGTGGAGCTTGCAAGACACACAGGGGTTGCAACAAATGAAAAACTACTTAGTTTATTTGACTAAAAAATAAAATGTTATAATAGTCTTGTTAGAGCTAACCCCGCTAACAAGGAGAAAAAATTAAAAAAACCCTATACTTTGCCATAGCCGTATCCATAGTTTTTGTATCACTACTTTGGCCAGTTGCGGCTAAAGCATCCACGACTGCCGTATGCGATACACACCAAGTCAATGGTGGCGATCAAGCATTCTTAATGAACCTCAATACCCCACTAGAATTTGGTGGCACTGTATATAACGGTAACATTTATGTAAGTCCAAAAGGAACAATGACTTTTGGTCAGGGGGACTACACCTTTTGGGATTACCCTCAAACTCCATCAATTTCTATAGCTTCCTGGGACTACCATGCTTTTGCAACTGGAACCCACCCTTGGGCAGCTCAAAACGATTTGTATGTAAGGTATGGATCAACAGCTACCTCCATTTGTGTTGACTGGAAAGTTTTGCCTTGGGGACAATCTTCTGGAGCTCCTGTATACATAAGAATGATTGCAGAAGTAAGCCCAGTTAACTACACTTGGACTCCTACTTACCAAGTAAGCAACACTGCTCCAGCAGGTGCTAGGTATGGGGTTCGTTACACACAAGGTGGTCCAGTACAGCCCCTAGAAATTCAAACAATTACTACGCCACCTGAGCCAGCTCCTGTTGTTCCACCTGCCCCAGAACCTACCCCAACGCCAGAGCCTACGCCAGAGCCAACCCCCGAACCTAGTCCAGAACCGAGTCCAGAGCCTACTCCAGAACCGAGTCCAGAGCCTACTCCAGAACCGAGTCCAGAGCCAACCCCAGAGCCTACTCCAACCCCTGTCGTGCCCGTTGTACCAGAGCCACAGCCCTCCACACCAGTAACCCCAGAACCAGAACCGTCACTGGAGCCAGAGCCAGAACAAACGCCCACACCACAGCCAGAGGAACCAGTGCAACCAGAAGAGCCAACCACAGAACCTGAAGAACCCGCTGAAGAACCATCTCCCATCGAACCTGAACCAATTGAGCCTCCTATTGTAGAACCTGAAGAAGAGTCTATCACATCTGCGGAAGAATTACCAGAGGAGCTTTCTGCCGAAGATCTAATGCAGGTAGATCTAGACCAGATTGACCCCATAGAGCTCTCAGAGGCTCAGGTAGAGGCTCTTATCGAAGCAGCACTTGAGACCTTTGAAACAGCTGAACAGGGCTCAGAGGAGTATGTACAGGCCCTAGAAGCCCTATTTGTGGCAGCTCAGGCAGACGACATTGTCCTTGACGAAGCCCTTGCAGCCATTCCACTCCTTGGAGATGTGCTTGGCGGAGCTACAGAGCTTGTTAATTTCCTTGGAAATGCGGGGGCAGACATGAGCCCACAAGTTAGAGAAGATTCAGAGAAAATAGTAGTTACTGCAGTTGTTGCAGTGCAAGCAGCACTATCAGCAGTTTCTATAAGCGGTATAGCAACAACAGTTAACATAAGGAACGGAGCATAAGATGAAATTTTTAACAGCATTAGTTAAGGACGTCATAGATCAGGCATGGACATTGCTTGGTATGGTCGTGGCTTGGCTTGTCCTGGAAGGTTCTGCCAAAGAACTTACAGGAAACCTCATACTAATTACCCTATTAGTATGGATTGTAACATTTCCGATTTTTCGTTATGAAAAAGAAGATAATTAATAGATAGGAAACCCCAAAATGGAAGAAGAGTATGGAGTAACTGGTGGCTGGGCCACAGTTAAGAACATCATCTTTAGGATTGTAGCAGTATTTGCAGCATCTGGACTTACCGTCCTAGGTGCTGGTGCGGTTGTAGGCGTAGACCTAATTTCTGCAGTATTGATGGCTGGAATCCTGGGAGTTGCAGCGGTAGTTGAAAAACTAGCTCGTTCATACCTAGATGATGGTAAGCTAACAATGTCTGAAATCAACGATGCTTTTGCTACAGTTGACAAGAAATCGGGCAAGAAATAGGCTAAAAACCCCTTATTGACACCCCTCCTAGGATAGTGTATACTGATACAGTAAAATATTTTAGGAGGGGTTTTATCATGCCGTTTGACCCACGGTCCGTGCCAGATTTTAAGATTCAGGAAATAACTTTAGGACCTGTTGAGGTAGTCTTGGAAAACGATGCCTATGCTTTGTACAACAATGGCATTCAGTGGATGGTCTACTCCCCGCTTACTAATCAAGAGATTAAAGAGCTATATTCTTCGTATGATTTAGCCTACGGGGACGTTTTGTTGACTGGGCTTGGTTTTGGGATCTTGGCTCTATGGCTTTGCAATAAACCAGAAGTTAAGAGTGTAACTGTTGTAGAAAAATTCTCCGAGGTTATAGAAATATTTAAAAAAATAAATGACATTCCAGACAACTTAACAATTATAAATGACGATGCTAGCATGTTCGCTACCGATAAAAAGTATGACGTATTGTTGTTAGATCATTACGAAACTCAAAATTTTGATTGGCGTTTAAGAGATATGCAAAAAGTTTGTGATGCAATAAAGCATGATGTTTTTTGGGCATGGTCTTTAGACGAAGCTTACATGTTTAAAACTTATAAACTAGACAAGTATGCTCTACACTCTGCAATAGAAAACTACCAGCACTTTTTAGATATTGAAAACATGACTTCGGGCTGGAAAGATTTTGTAAAAAAGTATTTTCCTAACGAAAAATCCTTATTGGATATAGATGATCGGCAACTTGAGGATTATATTTACGGACACTATAATAAATCGCTTATAGAGTTTAGGGCAAAAAATAATTCAAGAGGAGAACTATGACTTGTATAGCCGCTCTAAAAGCTAACGGTAAGGTATATATGGCTGGTGATCGTGGAGCATCCACGGAAGACAGCATTATGCATATATCTAAACCTAAGATTAAGATTGTCGGTCCATACCTAATTGGATATGCAGGAACTATGGAGGGCCAAAAGCTCCAGTACAGCTTTGATCCACCAAGACCACACCCAGATGAAGACCTAGATGTCTTTATGCACACAACATTTCTAAAATATCTTAAAGACTTTTATGATGAATGGTGGATTGAAACATCGAAAGATGGAGAGTTAGAAATGTTAGTTTCAATTGGAGATAAGCTATATGAACATAGCTCTTCAGATATGTCCATGAACGAGTTTTCCTCACACTTTTTATCTATTGGGTCTGGTGCACCATTTGCAATGGGTTATCTATCAGCAGTATCTTCTACCAAAACACCTCCAGAAAAAATGGTAGAGGGTGCAGTAAAAGTTGCAATTAAATTCTCGCCAACATGCTCTGGTACAGTTGACATTCTTTCCACTTAGGGGTATAATATTGGGTATGAATAAAAAAACGTTTGACGAATGGCTACAAGAAGGTTTAGACCTTAATTTTTGTGGTCCAGCAATATGCTATCCACACGACGGATTGCCACTGACCCCCGAAGAAGAGCAGGAGTTTGATGAAGGAAGCGATCCTTGCATTCATATTATTAGACTATATGAGGATAAAGAAACAAAGATTGCGGTAGAGGACAACCACTCACCATCTATATGGAGAGCAACCAATGCTGGATTTAATTTAGAAGTAAGGAAAGACTAGAATGGCAAAAACAAAAGGTAGCAGAAACGATAATCGTCCTAACGGCAAAGCCGAAAAGAAACGCCCAATGATTTTTGATGCAATTAAACGTAGGCTAGTAGTTAAAAACTAAATACTGAATTCCTTCTTAGCTCAGCGGCAGAGCAGAGAGCTGTTAACTCTAAGGTCCCTGGTTCGATCCCAGGAGAAGGAGCTATTGGTGTGGTCCATACCACTCCCACGGGTATAGGGATAAAAATGGACAACAGTGACTATTGCATAGTGGTAGTGCGTAACCTTGCCAAGGTTAATGTGTGAGTTCGATTCTCGCTAGTCGCTCTAGATTCTGGTATAATTAGCCAATGGTAAATATTGTAATACCCATGGCAGGAGAGGGCTCTAGATTTAAAGATGTTGGGATAGATACCCCAAAGCCTTTGGTTGAGATTAATGGAAAGACGTTGATTGAGCATTCAGTCAGTACCCTGGGAATTACTGGAAGGTTTATCTTTATAACAAAAAAGTATTCTAACCCACTAGATAATGAAAAGCTCAGTAAAATACTTGACAAAATGGCCCCAAACCACATAGAGATTTGCACAGACAAGCCACAGTATGGAACCTCCTATTCAGCACTACTAGCAAAAGACTATATAGATAATGACGAAGAGCTTATACTAACTAATTCTGATCAACACCTTGTTTGGGATCCTAAAAGTTTCTTGGAAAAATCCAGGGCAGATGGAATAGACGGTAGCATTCTAGTCCACAACTCCTCTAGCCATAAACATAGTTATGCTGTTATTAAAAACAATTTTGTTACTCATCTTGCTGAAAAAAATCCCATTAGCAAGAATGCTTTAGTAGGTCTACATTACTGGAAGCATGGAAAAGATTTTGTAAAATCTGCAGAAGCCTTGGTTCAAGAGTCAGCAAAAGAGAATAAAGAGTCTTATGTCTCTTTAACCTATAACTACTTAATAAATAGTGGCAAAAAGATTATCGCCCATACCATTCCTACAAACGGATACATTTCTTTGGGGACTCCCAGAGACCTAGAAATTTACCAAGCAAAAATTAATGAATATTATTTGGAAAAGCCTAGCACCATATTTTTAGATCTTGATGGAACTATTCTAAGGCATGCCCATCACTATGACGACTCTGAAAGCGTTAGCCCAGAGCTATTAGATGGCGTATTGGATAGACTAAACAAGTGGATTGTTGCTGGGCATAAGATAGTTATAACCACTGCAAGACGTGAACTAAATCGTCATGCAGTTGAAGCTCAGCTTAAGAAGCTTGGTCTTCACTGGGACTATATGGTAATGGATGTGTCCAAGGGAAAAAGATTTTTAGTAAATGATAAGCTGCAAATTTCTGATGAAGATCGTGCTGTTGGGATTAGCGTGATTACTGATTCTAGCTTTGATACAGTAGACTGGGAAGCATACGGACTATGATTGTAAAGAAAATAAAAGATTCTATTGGTGGCTGGTATATTGGTAATTTTGAAAAGGCTGCTTACAGAACAAGCTCTTTCGAAGCCTCCTATAAAGTTCATACAAAGGGAGAGAGATATGGCTGGCATTATCATCAACACTTGGACGAAATCAACCTAGTTGTTTCTGGTAAAATGAGAATACAAGGACAGGAGTTTGGTCCTGGAGACATTTTTATTCTTGAGCCATATGATATTGCAGATCCAGAATTTCTCGAAGACTGTGAAATTATTTGCATTAAGGCACCCAATATAACTAACGATAAGATTGATGTAAAACGATGATCCCAAACCCGATAGATGTGCATTGTGCTGAAATTGGAGTAAAAATAAAGCCTGGATCTTTAAATGTAAATTTTGAAATCCCCAGCTTTATTTGCGAAATACACTCAAGGTCTTTGTATCACAACCTATTCGATGTTTTGGGTCAGTGGCTATATTTAAAAAGCATTCAGAAAGATTTGCAGTTTTTGATTTATACCAACGAAGATACAGAAAATTTTTCCTTTGTAGACTTTTTGGTTAAATACGCTGGTGCAAAAAAAATTAAGTATTCGCAAGGGGATGAGTCAGAAAGCTATTTGGCCAAATGCTTTTTTTCTTTTTTTAGACAAAATGATGTAATTAAAAGCAGCCTTTCAGTTGGATTTTCTGAAAAGTATAAACCCCTGGATACTCTTTCCAATAATCCCAAGTTTGATTTTTATATTATTAGTGCTTTTACAGAGCTTTTGGTACAATTTTTTGACAACTTAAGGGATGAGTTTTGCCCAGAAACACCACACAAAAAAATATTCCTTGCAGACTTTTCAAGAGCTGGCGGAAGGGATGTAGGCTCCGAAGAGTTAAATGAAATTTTTAAATTTTTTTTAGATAATGACTACGAAATAATTCATCAGTCAGATCTGGACTTTGTGGATCAGGTAAAGCTGGTTATGTCTGCTACAGACATAGCCTCCTACACTGGTTCTGCCGCTTCGTTTTCTGTTTGCGTCAAAAACCAGAGCAATTTTATCTTATTAAATCCTTGGAGCGGATATAGATTTCCGTATACCCACATGATTAGGCAAAACTGTAATCTTAGGTCCTATAAAGCCACTGCTGACACCGAATCATTAATAAAGCAGCTACGAAAAGATCAGTTTTGATATAATATAAAAATGATAATTATTTCGCATAGGGGCAATATCGAGGGACCGTCTAATTTAGAGAATAGTCCAGGGCACATCAAAATAGCAATTGCAAAAGGATTTGATGTTGAGGTAGATGTATGGCTTTACTCTGGTGTTCTTTGGTTTGGTCACGATAAGCCAGACTATATTATCCCTTCTGGATTTTTAAAGGCTCATCAGGCAAAGCTCTGGATTCACTGTAAAAATGTCGATGCGGCAGACTATTTGTCTAGAGTTACGGACTACTCCCCAAACTATTTTTCTCATGAATCTGATAGCTTTGTGATTACAAAGTCTGGAAATCTGTGGACAAAGCCAGGACACAAGCTAATGCCTAACAGTGTCTGTGTTTTACCAGAATTGTCTGGACAAATACCCGAAAACTGTCATGCAGTATGTACGGACTACCCCTATAGCTATACTACTGGATAGCATGATATAATGTTATAATGGATCAAGTTAAGGTAGTTAAAAACTTTATTTCAAAAGATGAAATTAATTCTATGATTGAATACATAGATCATCTAGAAACAAAAAATCTTAAAGAATTTGGCATTTACCAAGAGGGCAAAAGGCTTGCTTTGCAGTTTGGAAACGATCTTTATCACAAAACTTTATCTCACTTAACGCTAGACTTAGTTTTTGAAAAAGAAAAACAAATAAGGGAATACTCTCAAAATGCAATCGCTAAAGCAAAAGAGCTTTTTAATTATAGAGAAGACTTATATGTTTGTGCTTTTTGGTTTGCCAAACAATATCCTGGAGCAAAAGTTCCAGAACATGAAGACACTGACGGCGGGAAAAACCTTCATTTTAAATATAGTGCAATCTTATATTTAAATGAATTAGAATCTGGAGGAGAGTTATCATTTTTAGATTTCGGGTATTCTTATAAGCCACAGGCTGGCGACTTAGTGGTATTCCCAACCTTTGGAACTGGCATTCACGCAGTTTTA